TTCCTGAATACGGAACCCCGCATCCTGATTCGAAGAAGTGGCCTTCGCACAAACTCGTGTTCGTCAAGACCGTTGACATCGAGCGCGACGGCTTGTTCGAGTTCTTCTACGCGGCTGCACGTGAGGATCAGGATCTATACAACTTCTCTTTCGGCACGCGTAATGTTGTCGGCGGTGCGGGCGGGCGTGAGTTCCGCATCGTGCTTCGTGAATACGTTACCTTCCGTTCGGAGTTCGACCCGCTCTACGACGGGTTCAACCAGCCCATGCCCAATGTTCCAGAAGGGACATTCGACGGTGTGGAGTATGTGTTCTTCGAGAAGCTACAGAAGAAGATCGACCAGCCTGAGTTGGATTCGCTCTTCGTAGCGGAGACGGTCACGTATATCGAGAAGGCGTTTCTTGACCTGAAGATTTCTTACGAAGCCCAACGGGCGGATACGGTTCCTGAAAAGTTCCGTGCTACGATCCCAAACATCATCACTGAAGGATTGGCCGAAGGATTGGTTGAGATCCCTACGCTCGCCCAGAACGAGCTACAGGAGTCCCAGTCTCAGCTCAACCCTGACGTTAAGCTCGTCCGTAACGTAACCCGTAACCCACAAACTGAACCCGTAACCTTAACCGGAACGCGGGCATACGTCGAAGGGACCGAAGGAATTGTAGAGGAAAGCTATTCGCCTACCGAACTATCAGCGGATACGGGCTTGCTCGTTGCACAGTCCGTTGCCACGCCTTTAGGCGACGGCTCCTTCGTGAAGGAAACGGTGCGCGTTGAGGAATGGCCGCAACTCAAAAGTGCTGAATGGGATTATGAACTGAATACTGCGGTCACACGCACGGAGCAGTTCGTTGCACCGCCTGAAAACCTCAACCAGCCGAATACCTCTTTCCGCGCCGTCAATAAGGATCGCACGTTGCAGATCACGGAGACTCCTCCGGTATCTGCTTTGCTGAGTTATCTTGCAGCGTTCCCTACGGAAGTGAATTTGAACTTGCCAAACGTGCTACGCAAAGTGCAAGTCGTATGGTCTTCGGATACAGCTCAAGGCAGTTCTGATTCCGAATGGCAGGGCGTTGTCGTAGGTGAATCCGGTTCCCTGAGCGGCAGCGAAGACGGCGATGCCGCTAGCTCTGTGTCCTTGCGGCCAGAACTTCTTATCGACATCGAACAACCTTCCGGTAGTAATCTCGAAGGGACTGCATACTTCTTCTACATCGAGACGGTCAACAACGTCGTTACGCCTGCTGCGTTCTTAGATCGCCTTAATACTCTCTGCGGTGCGCCCGTCAGTCGTTGGCCCATCTTTCGTCCGGTATCCCATACCCTTTTGGCCCAAGGCGCGAAGGCTACCGTTCGGGCGGATGCACGCGGCGCTGCCTCCGTGTCGTTCTCAAGCAGCAGCCAATCGCTTACCCGTTCCACTGCTCAAGGCGATTCGTATGATGTCAGTTTAGCACTGAACTCTGTTGTCATTCCGCCAACAATTCATCCAGCCATTGTTCTAGTGGACGCTGGAGCGCGTGCGTTGACTGTATCGGCAACGGCAACCGCAGGCTGGACGGGCACGAACTTCCCTACGGTCAACGTAGAGTCGAGTGCACAGCATACGGTTCGTGCGGTTGTTACGCCTTCCGCTTTGCCTGCTACTTACCCTTCTGCTATTCCAAAGTCAGGTTTTTATGTAGTGCAATCACGAGTCGAACCCTACAAGTGGGGCTGGGCGAAGTGCTCTGCGATTGTCATCAACGCCAATCAACTCGCTTAATCTATGGCTGAAAAATCTACTGCAACCAAACGCGGCTCTGCCTTAGCTGAAGCGCAGAGCTTGGGCATTGATACGTCAGGCATGAGCACCCGCGAAGCCATGGGCGCTATCAAAGAAACCCGTGCCGCCCAGAGCGACATGGCTGACTTTATCAATAAGGTGCTCGATTCACGTCCGGCTGCTGTGCCTGCGGGCGATGTCATGCCTGCCGTTGCGACCACCCGAACCACCGAAGATCCTGCTAGCACGGTAATGCGTGGCGGCGGTGGCGGCGGTGGCACTAATGGCGGCGGTGTGCCAACTGAGTTCTACACTTGGGTTGAAGGCAAAGTCGGTAAGGTGATCGTGCTTTGCCAGTCCGGCCCAAGCCCACTTTGAGTTATGCCTTTCACGCCACCCACAGGTTCTGGTATCTTGCTTTGCCCTACAGGTGTGGGGTTTAGCACTATTTCTGATGATTTGTATGCAGAACTTGAAACGGCTGTAGATTCTGGCGAGGCGAATATCGAAGATATCGACCCTGCGGTGTATCAGGAGTGGTTGTCGAATGCAAAGGAGATAACCTTAACTGACGAAATTGAATACAGCCCACTCAAGGAGGGCTACGAGAATTCCATTGCTGTCGCTAAGTATAAGCAAGGATTGTTCGGTGATGGTGGGATGCAGTTCAACAATTCAGGTCATCCGTTCCCAATGATGACTTTCGATCAAGTCTTAACTTTCCAGCCTTCAATCAACCAAGGACAAGTCGGGCTTACCGAAATTGACGGGTATGGATTCGGTTACTATAAAACCGAAGAGGGCGACTTCGCATTGTTGACGTTCCTCCCTTTCTTGTTCATCCGCAACGACAAGTTTTATTGGTATAGCGCGTCTATCCCAAACTACACCATCACCCTAGATGATACGGATTTGAAAGTGGTGGACTCCTTTACTTTCGATTACTACGACCCCGAAACGGAAGAAACCGTAGTGATTACTTCAACCCGAACTGTCACGGCCAGCATCACAGAGCGGTTCTACTGAACCCTTGACCGTATCCTGTTTCCTGTGTATTCTATTTCAAGCCATGAAGACTAAGACCAAACAACAAGTCGCATACCTGCTCTCCAAAGTGAGCCCCCTAAAGGGCAAGCAGCAAGAGAAGCTGAAAGCTGAACTGCATTCCGGCGCTGTCAAAATCAAGAAGTAATATGCCCTCACTCACCCTCAACCATCTGACCTCCATGCTCGGCACGTATATCGAGCCGGACGGAGACTTCAAGGCCAGCCTGAATCAGGTCTTGGCCCGCATTTACAACATGGGCACTTACCGTGATCTGACTGTGCAATACAGTCTTACGGTCGTCAACGGGTGTATCACGCTGCCCGATGACGCGGACGCCGTGCTGCACACAATGGTTGACGGGCATCCGGCTCCAGTCCGTTCGATGTGGCACGACTTCAAAGCGATCGGTTTCGGGTTCGGTGCTGACCTCACATGGGGCCTGATTGATTCGGGCTTTTCACCAACCCTGCAATCACTACCGGAAGCCGGAATCACCGAGCTTACCGTGCTGCCCTACGGACCTTACGCCAATACACGAGTTTTTAATAGCTCTGACGGTGAAGAGATTGTCGTGCGTGCGTCAAATTTGGATGGTGTTTTTGAAGCTGCCGTCAACAACACGACCAAAAAGATCACCTTTGCTACGCCTGTAACCAACATCCAGTCCATTCGCTTCGAGGGCTTGCTGATTTCCTACGCGCTCGTAACTGACGCAGAGGATCTCGGAACGGCCTACGCTGTTGTCGGACCGGAAAGCGGCGTGACTCGTTATAGGCGCTTCCGTTTGAATCGTTCTACCGATGGCGTCACTACGGTGCATGTCCTTTGCAAGCGAGCATTCCAACCGCTGTCCGGTGACAATGACATCGTCTATGTTGGCAATATCGGCGCACTCAAACACGGCTTGCTTGCTCGTATCGCTGAAGACAGCGCGGACATCGAGCGTGCCGAATACCATTGGCAGCGTTGCACTTTGCTACTCGAAGAAGAAGCCAACAGCACACGCGGTGCTGCTTTGCCTAGACTGAACATCGACCCGTTCGGAACAGGCATGCAGAACAAACTCTACCAGAACTACTGATTTGATTATTCTACAGACCACACCTGAACAACGCAGTGAAGCCCGTGCCAATTCATCCAAGATGGGTGTCTTGCACAATTCCTTTTCCAAGGGCAAGGGTAACGACCCCGGCAACATGGGGGAGATCGTTGTGTTGAAGCACTTAGGCGGCACTCGCGTTGGGGCCACAAAGTTCTCACATGACATCGAGCTGCCTTCTGGCATTCGCGTTGACGTGAAAACCACAATCGCGGCTGCACCGCCTGAACCCCACTACTCGGCTCGTGTTTATGGATCGGTTGAGGACAAGGAAAAGCTGTGCACGAAGTGCGACGTGTATTACTTCACCCGTTGCAATACGCAGCTCACGCTCGTTACGATCGTCGGCTGGCTTCCTGCTCGGGAGTTTATTGAGCGTGCGATCTTTTCCCCTAAGGGGCACGTCAATCCGGATGACGGTAAACTATCCTATTCGGATGAATACACGATGCTTATCTCGGATCTGATGCCGCCTGAAGTTAAGATCACAAAAAAGAGGCTTGGCCTTACTGGTAAACGAACCAGCAAAACCAAGCCTGTTTGATTAGGGTGGATTAGAAAATCTCGCCCTTGTCGATGTCGAAGTTCTCTCCGATGTCGATCTCCCAAATCTTACCCCCACCGTTACCCCTACTGCGCACTGTGCGCACGTTCGGGTTGTGTCGGCTGACTTCCTCAAGGACGGTCATGCCCCTACGCACGAACTCCAGATTGTTTGAGTTCCCAACGCTACGGCCCCCGTTCACCTCGTGCAATACGACGGTGAACTCGGTGAGCGTGCCGCGCCATTTCGGAGTCTCGATCTGCGACCGAACCTTTTTGGCGAAGAACTCAACCATTTCCGCGATCGCGGAACGGCTCGAATTATCGTATGCCGCAGCTTCGATGAACGAGTCGATATACGTTTTGACGCCAAACCTATTTGAGTCGCTGACTTCAACAGGAGCTTGCCAGTCCAACAACCAACGCAAGAAGAACGGGAGCTCAGCAGCAATGGTTCCTTCGACCCATTGGTTCGAGCCGAACTTCATCTTGTGTCCGCTATTGATACGCAGCGCGATGATCTTGTCTCGGTTGCTGGAATCCAACGTAGGCAATGCCGCCAATGAGTTTGCATCCAAGTTGAGTGACATCATCACCCGACCTGCCCACGGCAGCGGCACAGCGTCCGCATACTTGGCATGATATTCGAGCCTAGGATTTGCCACGCACCGCTTCGTGAGCTCAACAAACTTGCGTTGGTCTGCGTAGGTGGCAGCCGCAACTTGGTCGTCAATGACCCAAGCGGCAGAACCGCAGAGGTCTTTGTTGAAGCTAGTCGTGCCGGACAAGTAGCCACTGGCATCACTGAACCCGCCCACTGAGCCACCGACAATTTGGTTGGTGAGCAGAGTCTTGCCGTGTCCAGTTGGGCCCAGCAAAATGAGCAAGTGTCCTTGATCCATACGACTTTCAAGCACCGCCTTATAGAGCCTTTGATACCATGCGAGGAAGTAAGGCAGAGTGCTGTTGCCCTTGTCGTCGTTCGTGAAGAACGGCATCAAGAACTGATGAATCCACGGCCAGTTCTTCGGGTCCCCATCTTCCGCAGGCTTCACCGCTGAGGTGTAGCAGTTGTTCAGGATGCGTCTGCCGTTGAACTTCACGACGCGCTCTTTCGAGAACACGACAGGTGCAACTTCGTCCACCCGACAGTCATTCGAGATCGTGAGCAACGCTTGCTCCACTTCCGAAATCGGCTGGTTCTTGTTCTGCTTCGTGGAGAAACCGCTCTTACGTAATTCGAGCACGAGTTGCTTTTCCGGCACAGTTACCGGTGAATTGTGAAGCATCTTGTAGAATGCCTTGCCGTTGAACCAGTAGTTGTCTAGCAAAGTTCCGAGCTTCTTTTGCTCGAACTTCTCCATGAACTTCTTACCTAAGATTTCACGCCAGCTCTTGAATCCCGTTCCTGCACGATCCGAGTAGCACACGATTCCGTCCTCCCGAATCTGGCAGCCGTCACGGTCAATGCCGTCGTCGATCCAGAACAGCGGGCCACGGGCCCCCACGATGAACTCGCCAGTCCACCGATTCGGGTAGCGTGCCATGACCTCTTGGGCTACTTCGTCGATCGGGATATTGGTGTCCTCAGTCTTAATCACTACGTCGTTTGCCGCCTTAAGTAATAGCGTCCTGACGAACAAGGAGGGCAACGGGTCACCCATTTTGGTCCAGTCCTCACCGATCGCGTAATACTGTGTCGGTTTCAGGCTGCAACTGTCGAACTTCGCACTTAGGGTTGGGGCTCGTAAAGCATCGGACAGACGCTTGTAGAATGCCACGGCGAGTTCCGGCGCTACGAGAATAGGCTCATCGAATTCCCACACCAGACGCATGCCCTCGGATTGGGTTTTAGAGCGCCACGTTGGTAGTGATCCACCGTCGCATCGGTCAGTGAGGATCTGGTCAATGCGGCCCCACTCAGGCGGGCAGTCGTAATCGGCTACCCATCCATAGAGTTTGTTGATCGGATTGTCCGTAGAGATCCGTTGGTTCTTGTTGTCGCCCTCGGCCATCGTGAAGAAGCAATGGTCTGTAGCGGTGGATGCGCACCACGCCCGATAATCGGCCTTGCGGTCAATAGCGAAGTTTGGCCTAGGATAGGGTTTAGCGAGCGGGTCAGTAAAGGTCCCGTTGATTCCCACTTGCGTGAGATTTGAAATGTAGAGGTAACTCATTTTGCGTAGAGGTCGAGGATGTGTCCTTCAGCAGCAACGGGGATGTCTGGAATCCAATCCGGTGGCGTTGACATGATGTTCAAGATGTTACTCAGGGCTTCATCGGCAATCGCTTCAGGCACTTCGCAAACAACTTCGTCATGAACGTGCAGGATAATCGGGTATCCAGCGGCGTCAATACGCAGCATCATGTCAGAGAAGATATCTCTAGCAAGCCCCTGACTAGCATTTTCAGCGAGTGTACCACCGTACAATTTGATGTCGCGCATTCCACCCATGCGATACATCTTGCCGATGATGGCAAAGCGATCGCCTAGGGCCTTCATTTTGCGTAGCTTGCCGTAGCGTAAAATACGGGCCGATGGTAGCTCCAACTCGAACGGAACGCCTAAAGCGCAGGCGGTAACCAGTTCCTGATTCAGCTTTGCCCAGTAATTTACTACCGACTTCATCCGTAAGCGGTAGGTGCGCACGGCTTGCTCAGCTTCCTCAAGGCTCATTCTACTGTATTCAGAGAACCTAGAAGGCCCGATGCAATAACCGCAGCCCAAAACCATTGCCTTTACCCGTTGCCTAAGGTCTTTATCGTAGTCCTTGAGCTCCCCGTTGGCTGGATCGTGCATGCCCAACAACACACCGAATGCATGGTAGATGTCCTTAGCGTTGCGGATCATGTCCAAGGCCCGCTTGTCCCCCGCCAGATAACTGAGCGTGCGCACCTCAATCTGGGAAAGGTCAGCTACAATGAGCTTGTTGCCTGCCTTAGGCTTAATCATGTGCCGGAAATTGACTCCGAACATTTCCTCCCTCGGCAGGTTCTGCAAGTTGAGGTTGCCGCCGCTGCCGCTGAAACGTGCAGTTGGGTTCGCCCCGCAATACATGAGTCCCCCATAATAGCGATCGTCGGGCATCGTGCCATAATCGAACGCCTGTAGTTTCTTCTGGAACATATTGATGCGTCGGTAGTCCTGCACCGAGCGTGCCCACGGGCAATCTTGTTGGTGTGCAGCGAACCACTTGTCCGCATCCTCGTTGCCTGCGGCCAAAGACTTCGGCGGGTCAATGCCTTGCTTGCGGCATTGTGCGTTGAATGCCTTGCGGCTCAACGGGGTTGCGTCACCGATCCAAGGGATTGACCGTTCGGCGTCAAACAAGGTGTTGCCAATCTTAACGATGTTATCGCGTAATGCTTTAACGTCGATCGGCAAACCGCGCTGGCAGATCTTGCGGTTCATCCGGCTGATGTCTCGCTCAACTTGCGGCCATTGCTCGTGTAATGTTTTCCAGATACGCAAGCAAAGCTGAGAGTCAACGATCGCGTATTGGGTGACCTCCTTGCGGAACTCCTCGGACATCGAAGACCATTGCAAGCCTTTCATGTTATCCCGAGTTGTCTTATCGACTTTGATGTCGAATAGGGTAGCACTCGCGTTTTTGAGTGAGCGGGGCAGACCTAAGTAGGCGACCATATCCGCGGTGCAGTGCCATTCAGCAGGAGTGCAAGGCTTGAACCAGCCGCAGTTTACACCGTGCAGGTAGAGCGACTCATCGAAGGAGGCGTTGTGGCTCAAGACAGTGTGGCCGTTAAGCATGGACCAGTCGAATTCCCGAGGGCAGCCTGCATATACATAACCATCATCCCCGACGACGGTTACCATATAGGCTTCAAAAGAAGGGTGTGAGAAATACCCAGCAGGTCCTAGTGTAGTGATAGAGCACTCAGAGTCGAAGAAACTCTCGAAATCCAAGGCGTATGTTTTGATGTTAGACATGTTGTTTCCAGTTTTTTCCAGTGATAATTTTATGAATTGCGTGGGAGGATACCCCATATTTACGTCCTAAGCACGACAACGAAGGGGGCTGCCCTTTACAATAAGTTGATCGGATTTCTTTAACCTGATCGACAGTTAGTATAGCGCGGCTAGGTCTTTTGCGTAGTTGGTTCTCCCAAGCGTGTGTGAGATTTTCTCGATGGGTTACCCACTCTAGGTTAGAGAAGCTGTTGTTTAGTTTGTCCCCATCCTTGTGGTTTACTTGAAGTGTCGTATTGGCCGTTGGATGGAAGGTCAACATCAGTAAACGATGCACGTGCCGTGAGTCGAACACACCGTTCTCGCGTTTCAGATTCACTCGAAGATACCCGTCGCCCGGAGAGACATTGGTCTTCACCATTTGGCCTAGCTGTAACTCCCTCTTCGACTTTATTGGCCTCAGACTTTCGGGGTTCACTCGAATTAATCCCTCCTCGGATATCTGATAATGACCCCCGAATCCCTCTATAATTTTCCAAGTCTGCATGTGAAGACACTAATAGATTCAGGCTGACTGTCAATATTAAGTTCATTGTTTGTAAGTTTTCTGTTTAAGATTTAAGGCGTAAAAATACCCACGCCCGCTGCATAACACAGGCAGGCGTGAGCTTTGGGTTTGGTTTAGTTGAGTTCCGGAACGAAGGCGAACTCCAGTTGTTCGCCCGCTTCGGACTCCAGTCGCTTAGCCTCATTGTCGAATGCCGTTGCCATTACAAGCAGGCGGCCCTTCTGAATGGAGGCGGTAGCGATTTGACCACTTAGCTCTTCGGCTGCACGACGCATCGCGTCGGCTTCAGATCTAAGTGTGCGAATAGGATTCAATAGTCCGGCATCAGTTACTTCGATAGTCTCCATTTGGATTATGCGTTAGGGCGTGATGCGAACTCTTGGGCTTCCTTAGGTGACTCCTCTTTCGTTACGGAAAGAGTTGGCACATACCAGCTATACTTACCCTTCGACATCAGCTCCGTGCCGAAAGTCCACAAACGAGTGAAGGCCGGAACGGTTGGGTTGAATGTTTGGAAGGTAAACAGACGCTTGAAGGTCAAGCGGTATGCGTCCTTCTGAACGGTAAGGCGACCCAATTGGTAGTTGTTATCCCCGATTGGGTATGGGAAGTTCGTGTCGTCATCACCGATCTGTGGGATCAGCAAGATGATTTCGGCAAACTCCACAATTGGGTAGCTGCTTTCTTGGGCCAGAGCCCGTGCGTCCAACTCATTGCTGGCCATCTTAGGGATCTGGTCGTCGTCGTAAGGAACATCTTCCTTCCAACGCTTGACAGCGCCCACGATGATTACAGGGGTTTTCTGCTCGGCTTCCAGTAGGACGAACTCTTTGTCCAATACGACGGAACCGACAGGCCCTTCGATCTGTGACATCTTTTGGATGACGTTCAAACGCGGGATTTCAATGTCCTGCGAGAGTGCCATGCCTTGATTCGCTACTACGCTTAGTGTTTCGGTGCTCATGATTATGATATAGGATTACAGATTCAGTGCTTTGTTTGCTGGTCCTGACTGGTCGGACTTGGGTGGTGGAAAGTAAAAGGGCGCAAGGTTCTTGGCGTTTAAGTCAGGCTGCATACAGCAACTGACCCCTGAAAGTGGTGGATCTGGTGGGGATCGAACCCACGTCCTCAACCAGTTTCTCTCTGACTTCAAACATGCTTATATTTGGGGGATTCGGTTTTTGGTAAAACCTCCTCGCCTTCCACCACCTGCACTTTACGGATGCAGGAAACCGTTTGTTTGCCCGAGTTGTAGTTGAGGTAGCGCGGGCGTATCCTCAACCGTATTTTGCTTAGGCTGGGAGAGCGAGCAACTCTTGCGAGATTGCGCGATTTCCAAACTGTCCGCGAATGACGTTGTTGCCATTTTGACTTTTGCCTAGATTTTTAACGAGGCCAACTAGGCATCCTCGGCATGCTATCAGAGAGTTACTTGGTTAAGTCGAAACCATTGCAGACCCGTTGTTTGTGGGGACACCCACTATGTTCGTTCGCTTGCGCTGAAGGGAAGTTGGCTTGTTCCGTTTCTTTTGCAAGAACTATTTTAGTCGAAAAACGCTTTGAACTTTTCAAGCCTAATCTTTAGTTCTTCGTTTTCAGTGAACAGTTTATCAATGAGTGCATTTCTAGCACAATAGGCTTCTTCCCATTTCTCGATTTCGCCTTTCAGAACGCCCAGTTCTTTACACATGTTTTCAAGATCAGCTCGCATACAGCTATTTTCTGTTTGCAGTTCGCCAACTAAACGCTGGAACGCATTACGTTCGTTTCTTAGTGAGATAATTTGTCGGTTGGCTGGGTCCACAATCTCGTCGTGATACTGGAGGCTGACGGTATCCTTCAACTTGTCTTCGAGCGCAATGATCTTGTCATCCAGCTCATCGGCAAGATCATCATGCTTTTTCCGCCAGAGATTGCGGGATCTGGTTAAACCGCCCACAACGAGGAGGTGCTCCTCTATCGGTATGAACTCCTGACCCTCAACAATTTTTTCGTATTCCAACCCCTTCAGGGCTAGCTTTAGGATTGCTCTGTGTTTGTCCCCGATGCAGGGGTTCTGTAGTTTCTCTAGTAGTTCTTCTTTAGTAATCATGGTATGTGTTATTTGCGGAGATTCATAAGATGCTCGACGATCACCAGTCTTGGCGACACAACGGCTTTGACGGCATCAGGTAAGTGGCCAATTGTACAAAAGAAGCCCATCACAAAACAAATCATTCCTACGATCACGGATGGTATTAGGATTGCATCGACAGGTTTCGGTAAGAGAATTTGTTTGAAGAAATGGTAAGCGCAAAAGATCCCGACTGCGAGTAGCGTCAATCCGGCCCCCACGCCAATAGCGTTTTGCCAGAATGCCCAAGCAACTACCTCTTGGCAGTAGAGCGGTGCTTGTTCAACGGCAAAGTCCTGCACGGCTGATCCTGTTTCCTGAAGCCAGTTCAGGGCTTCGTTGATGTTCTCTTCAGTTTGTGGTGTCATTGTATTTATATGGAAAGTGGACGGGAGGTTTTTACACCCAGCTAGCAGAGGGGATCAGCCGCCGCAGTCTGTTTTATCCCGAAAGTGGTAGCCGCTTACGGCGGCAAGTCGTGTGGGCCGTTATTATTTCTTACGCTTGTGCTCCCTGAACGGCTGGGAATTGAGCTCGCAGGTATTGACCACATCTCAACCACCGTAGCAGGTCGCTCACGCCTCGGTAGATGGAACTCGACGATGCATCGGCGGAACTCATAAACTTTGATCGTGCCCACGTCTAACGGTGGCTGAGATATAGTGACCGATTACGTCGATCAGGCGTGTGACTGCCATTTTGAAAGGCTATGGACCACACTCCAACCTCCGGTCAGGTCGCTCACGGTGCATTTCTTTGCTGGGAATCGAACCCATTCACCATTTTCAGGTGAGCCCGCGCTGCATTGATTTGCTTTGTGCCCTCACTGCGGAGGCTGGAGTGTAGTGACCGATTACGTCGGTCAGGCGTATCGCATTAACGCTGCGATAGGTGTCGTAGTTTTAGAAGGGTGGAGTTTTCATAGGTCTTACTTACTGGTTAAGCTGTATCGGGTTGGTCCGATCTCAACGATGCCTAGATCAATAGCTTCTGATTCGAACTGGTCAACAACAAAAGTTTTTTTTCCTTTATCCGTTTTGTTGTGTAGTGCAGTTGAAACCTGATTGAGTGTAAGGTCAGCGGCTTCGATGATGTCCTCCATCGCAAGACCATACTGGATTCCGAGTTTGGCTAGGTAGTTTTTCTCAAGGGTCTTCTTAAGGCTGCCCATGGACCGCAGCTTGTGGTGCTCGAACTCGTGCCCGCCTACAGCCAATCCGGTAGCCTTGTGCTTAATCGACTTTGCCCAGTTTTCTACAATCTTTGCCACGATGAACAGGCGCTCAAGAACTTCTGGATCTTCAACTTCGGATGGGCTTATAGGTCCTGTAGGCAGTAGGTCTGGCCGGATCTTTTTGGCGATCGTGATACACACCGCCCCTAATGCGGGGCAGTTCTCCTCGTGCCTACAGAAGCGGCAGTTCACCGAAGGGGTAACGTCGTCGATGTCGATATCGCCTGTAGCCCACTTCGGCCTTACTGTTTCGGCCTTGCCGATTACGTCAGAGATCTCCTTGCGTAGGGTGGGCATTTCGTCACGCACGAATACGCCGCTGAGGATGCCCCCGTTGAGTGGCACGATGAAGGCGAACTTGATCGTGTGCAGGTGTGGGAACATTTGGAACGCCGCCAATGCGTAGGCTTTGGATTGCCAGTTATTCTTTGGGTCGTCAATCTTGCTGATGCCTGTCTTGTAGTCGATCATCACGGCTACTCCTTCAGGCGAATGCACCAATAGGTCGCATGTGCCGAAGGTTGGTGTAGCCGCATCGAGCTCAAGCACTAGACGGATCTCCCGTTGGGTTGTTTTCGGTAGGTCACCGAAAACGCCGTTTAGGATCTCGTCTTCATCGGCAATGATGCCATCATAGATTTGCAGCTCCTCTTCGTCATGCAACGCGGATGGGTCGCGTATCTCAAGGGCTTCATGTATCCTTGTTCCTTTTTCGGCAGCCGCAGAGGTCCCATCCTTGCCGTGGTATCCGGCACAGGTTGCAACATACTTGAGTGAGGAAGGGCCGAACTCAGCGTGTGCTCGTTCGGAGTGGTTTACGGTTTCTGTATTCATTTGTGTGGGGTAAAAGTTAATGTCTAAGGCCGCAGTTTGGGCAGATCCCTACGCCGTAGCGCGTGTAGTTCAAGCGATTACGGCATTGGTAGCAGCAGCCGATAAACTTGAACACGAGTTTTGCATAATAACGGATGCGTAGTTTAAGTCTTAGAAGTTTCATGCGGTGTGTAATGTCTCCCTAAAGAGCCTTTTATGTTCG